TTGCTGCCGGCGGTGTCAACCCTGTTACATTTATCAAATAATAATCGTCGTTATTTGATAAATTAAGTTTTTCGCCGTATGCGTTTTCAACTGTAAGTTGTAACAAGATTTACACCCCCTTCGCTAAATTCAATTGATTTTTAGTTTGTCTGTATAGTTCAAGTCTTGACAAAGCCTTTGGACTATTGTTTGTCTGATTGAAATTATAGTTATTCACAATTGATTTACCACCAGCACCGAAAACACCTTCGGCGTTAAGTTGTTGTTTTAAATCTTTCGCGGTCTTATGTATCCAACCGGCGTTGTTTTCAAGTGGCACCACGGCTTCGGCTCCGTCACCTTCAAGTAAACCGACTTGACCTTTTTCAAGTACGCCACCTTTGGCAAGCCTTGGAAATTTAAGCAAGTTAATTTTCGGAATGTTAACACCGGGAATTTTGTTAATAAGATTAATTGCACCATTGATTAATTTCAAGAACCCATTAACAACACCTTCTGCCATTGAAATTATACCGTTAATACCCTTTTTAACGGCCCCGCTTATTGCGTCACCGATTTTTGTACCAATTGCGGAAAAGGCGTTTTTGATCTTATCCCAAATGCCAGTAAAGAAAGAACCAACATTACTGAATATGTTTTTAACGTTTTCCCACGCTTGTGAAAATATATCTTTAAACCACGTGCCAACCTTGGAAAAAGCATTACAGATACTATCCCAAATACCGCCGAACCAATCGCCAACACCACTAAAGACATTTTTAATATTTTCCCAGCCTTGATTAAACATATCTTTAAACCACGTACCGACTGCGGAAAAAGCATTACAGATACTATCCCAAATACCGCCAAAGAAGTCACCCACACTGGCGAACGCGTTTTTAATTGCTTCCCAAGCACCGCCGAAAATGTTACCGAACCATTCGCCCACGTTACCAAATACATTTTTTAACCCGTCCCAAATGCCGGATAACACGGCGGGTACCGCTTGAATTAAAGACATAAATATTTGTGGTAACGCTTTTACGATACCAATAACGACTTGTATAAGTCCCATTATAATAGCGGGTAAATTGTTCAAAATTGCCTGTATTAAAAGTGAAATTACCGTCGGTAACGCGTCAATTAACGCTTGAATTATTTTGGGAATTGCCTGTACAATACCTAAAACCAATTGAATAATACCTTGAATTAACGCCGGTAAATTATCAACAATTGCTTGCACGATTGAAATTATAATGCCCGGTAATGCGTCAATAATTGGTTGAATGATTGACGCAAAATTTTTGCATAGTGTAACAATCATTTCAACAATACCGTTAATAATTGCCGGGATCAACGTCGGTAATGCGTCCACAATGGCTTTTATAACATCGGGTAACATTTCCACAATTTTTTTAAATGCCGTCACTATATTGTCAATCATACCGGGGATTGCTTGTACAATTGCAGTAATTAAACCCGGTAATGCTTCAACAATTCCCTCAATTAAAGATGTGATAATTTCGGTACCAGTGCTCAAAATGTTCGGTAATGCAGACGTTATTTGTGAAATTAAACCGTTAAAAACAGATTGTACGCCGTTTTTTAACTGTTCCGCTCCACCTTCCGTGTCGTTCATTAACCCTTTTATACCTTCGCCAATTTGCTGAAAACCGGGTAATACTGTTTTCAATAGTCCGGTAATAGCTTCTGCAAACGTTGTAATAATTGGCATAACAACTTGACCAAATTCGGCCATTATATTACTTAAACTTGCGGTTGCTTCTTGATTTTCTATCAAGTCCCCGTTGACTTCTTTGTATTTTGCTGCACTGTCCGAATACGTACTGTTAAGGGTGTCCATAATAAGTTTTTGACGTTCCTGTTCTGATGAACACGCGTCCAACTTCGACTGGAATTCTTCTTCGGAAATTCCCGCCCAGTTCAATGCGTCAGCAAGTGCACCCGTTATCTGTCCGGTTTTCTGTGTTTCGTTGGCTGCTTCCGTCAAACTTTCAATCGGTAAAGCTGCCCCAAATTCAGCGTAAACACCAGTTGCAATGTTGGTCCACGTTGTAAGGTCCTTTTCACTGTCAACCATTTTACCCAAAAACGCCACGGCTTCCGTTGCTTGCCCTTCATCACCAAGTACGCCGTAAAAATCTTGATATGTCTGTTTTGCGGTTTCGGCACTAAACCCGTTGCTTGCAAACGCGGTTTCAAGTTTACCCATTTGGGTGATTGTTTCGCGACTTTCTGAAACAAGACTACCTAACCCACTAACAAGACTTTTTACACCGTCGGCAATAAGTGACGCCATTGTGCCTTTTAAAACTGTAAAACCGTCGCCAAGACTTTTACTGTCTTTTTCCGCTTCTTTACTTGCGTCCGACACGTCGTCAAGTCCGCGTTCAACGTTGTCAAGTTCTGATTTATACTGATTTAAACTTCTTTCGGTCTTATTAATTGTCGCTTGCTGGTTTGCAATTTTTATACGTAATTCGTCCGCTGCTTTGGAATTTGATCCGTATTCCTTTTCCGTTGCTGCAAGTTGTTTTTCAAGACTATCAAGTTTTTTTGTTTCAGCACTTAACACGGTGTCAAGTTGTTTTATTTTTGCACTTAAACCGTCCGCACTGCTTCCCCAATCTTCCATACCGCTTGACGCTGCTTTAAATTCAGCGTTTGCAAGTCGTATTTGACGGTTTGCGTCTTGTATACCTTTTTGCAATTGTGATATGTCAACTTTAAATGACGTTGTATGTTCATTATTCGGCATAATTTACACCCCCTTGTTCAACATTTCACATAAAATTTATAAATTAAAACCAATTGTCACCGGCTTTACGTCTTATGACACGTACACCGTTTTGTGTCGTATTGGTTTTATTTCCATTGTTATTTTTCAAACTGTGTTTGTTGTATCTATTAATCAATAAAAATACTTCCCGTGCCTTTTCACGTCGTAATGTTAACGGCGTCAATGCCGGAAAAATTTTACACAAACTCATTTGAATATCAAATAAAGTTTCGTATATGGGTGTGTCGTCCGGCACACCCTCATTTAGTTTTTTTCCGTTTTAACCAAACTCAAACTTTCAATGATTGACTTGAAAATTTGTACAAATGTCGGTATAAGTTCTTTAACTTTTATTCTTGTCATTTCTTCATCGGTCAAACCGGGGAAAACATCTTTAATAAATGGTTTTAATACACTGTAAGATTTTACAACCATTGTTGCAATTTCAACGTCGTTATTCATTTTGTCAAAGTCAATAATTGCCATAATGTCTTCAACTGTACCCAACATTAAATCGTAACTTTCGGCACTGTATGTTTTTTCGATTTCGTTTTTATTGTCCTTTTTATAAATATTCAATGTCATTGTTGCCATAATGTAACCACCTTTTTATTTATATATTTTTTGAATAAAGGGGACTAAACGCCCCCTTTAAATTATGAATTTGCTGCTTCTGTAATTGTGTCCGGTGTCTGTACTGTCGCAAAAAATGCAGTTTCCTCAATCGGGGATTTACTTTTCAAAACATTTACCGCCTTTTCACCTTTACCACGAACATTAAATTTGTGTGTTGTCTGTATGCCGGTGTATGTTAGTTCCTGTCCGTTTGCGTCTGTGCCGTCGTTCTTTGTTCCGTGTGTGTTTGACGGAATACCGAATTTACCTTTTAGACGCCATACAAAAACTTCTTCGCCGGTTGTATCTTCTGTAACGTAACCAAGTGCAAAATATTTGCTTTCGCCTTCACCTTCAATGAACATACCGGTTGTTTCGTCAAAAAACTGTCCTGTTACTTTTGCAACCACATCAAACGGAACGGCTGAACCGCTAATTGTTACGGTGTCCGCACCAGTTGCGTCAACAACGATTGCCGGCTGGTTATCGTAATAATGTGTTTCGCTTGAACTTTCAGTTTCTTTTGATAATTCACTTACCCAAATAAGGCTGAACGGTGTACCCGTTTCAAATACCTCCGCGTCGTCTTTTGTGATTTCCGCTGCCACAACGTCACGTATACCGCGGTATTCGATACATTTAATTTTTTCCATACCTTTTTACCTCCTTATAACTTATAAATATTTGTTTTGTGTATTGATAATTTCGTCTAATGCTTTTGACATACCGGTTGTCAAGTCCGCAATTGTTTTATTGTCGCCACGTGTTAACGTGTTAAATTGTACATTCATTCCACGCCCTGTATGCGTTGGTTCATCACTTCCCACGTCGTAACCTCTTGACGGTGTATTAAATCCGTTCGTTTTTAACAATTCGCGTGCAGCAATTAAAAGGTTATAAACTTTGTTTGGATCAGTTGAATACACGTTAACGTCATAATCATATAAAACGCTTGCGGTCACATTGTCGTATGCTTTTTCTTCGTTTTCGTAATTGTTCCAATACGTAAAAAATGTGTCCGGGTATTCGTCATTGTCCGTCAAACTACCCTGTCGTATGACGGGATAACCAAACGTATTTAAAATTTCAATCAATTTATCTTCCAAGTTTTTAACCTCCCAACCTTTTGGTAATTGCATTATCTAAAATTTGTTGTTGTTTTTCTGCAATTTTCTTTTTTGTCGCTCCACCGTAAATATCGTTATATAATTTGGTATCCTTTTTTGTTCTCGGTGTACCGTACATTAAGAATATTGACGGCATACCGCCATTTTTTAAGTTAAAACCAACTTTAATACTTCCAACCGTTCCGTTCCACTCAACGCGTTTGTCCGTAATTATTGACTTTGCAGTGTTCCCGGTTCGCCTGTGTTTCTGTATATCGGCTTGTATGTTTGGTGTAATGTGATCGTGTGCAGCTTCCAAACATTCCGTTGTTATTGCTTTTAAATCTGCACCCAGTCCGTCAAGTTCTGCCATATAATCAGCAAAACCGTCAAACTGTATACCCCACTTTGATTTACCCATATTACGCACCGCCTTTTACGGCTTTAACTTTGAATACCATATATTGATTACGCATTTCTATATTTTCCGGTGTGCCTAAAATTTCATAGTCTTTTGTACCTATTCGTATATTACAATCACTTGTAATATCCGGATTAAACCACGTTTCAATTACTCCGGTGTCTTCCACGGCCAACACGTCATTAATTATTTTTTCCGTACCTCCGAATGTCTTAAAACTACAAAATATCGGTTTTTCATTCGGTACAAATTCTTTTACTGTTACACCTTTTTTAATAGTCTTTATAGGTTTTAAAATAAACGCTGCAACGTTAAACGGTGCTTTTGGTTTGTAACCCGCCATTTATTCATCACCTCGACTAATTAACGCAAGTTGGGCGACGCGTTGTTTAAAGTATTCACTTAACCCGGTGTCGCCACTTCCGTAATTCCACAAGTCGGCAA